TGATACTCACGAACATTGCTGCTTTGATTTAGCAACTGACCATTAACTAGGATCTCAAACACTGCTGGCTTGATACCACGGCGAACAAGATATTCTTTGCCGCCGACAGTAAACTCTAGTTCAACAACAGCATCCTTCTGTGTAATAGCATTGACTAACTGTGGTCGGTTGATCTTACGGAAGGGCTTGTTGTATAACGCAAAAGATAGTGCATCAAGAATAGTCGACTTACCAGCGCCATTCTCGCCAACCACTAGTGTTGATTGCGATCTATCTAAAATAACTTCTGTGAATTGATTGCCGGTCGAAAGAAAATTCTGCCAACGGATTTTTTTAAAATAGATCATTATTTACCATCATCCTGAAATATAAGAAGTGCATGATCGTGCCCGGTTTGCCACGCAGCATGTAACCACTTTAGCATCATATCATTATAACCAGGATTGGGTGAATTGATATCATCCATCAAACGATACATGCGAGGTCCGCTAAAACCTTCATGCTCATCAAGCCATTGCTCAAAAGTCATAATTTATTCCACGTTAATTGCTTCATTATATAGCTCGTTCAGGAACCCATTGAGTTTCTTGCGATCTACTGTAGTTTCGATTTGGTCAACATACTTCTTAAGTATTGTCAAAGTGTCCTCTGCTTCATCAACAATATCGCTATCATCATCAAGGTTAAGGTTGAGATTATCATCTACTACCTGCAGATCAAGAACCTCTGCCTTCTCTAGTTTATCAATGAAGCGGTCGAACCAATAAGGATTGTTCTTCGTCTTTACAATGACTTTAACGAATGTTCCTTTATACTTATCTGCATCAAAATTCAACAGATCATCCATACTAATATCAGTGTCATTGTAGAACACCTTATTAAACATTGTATATGGATTCTGAATGAATGTCAACTCACGGGTGTCTGTATCAAAGATATGAAACCCACGAGGATCATTGTAATCTGACCAGGTCATCTCATACGGCGCACCTAGATAACTAATATTACCTTTGGTTGACTTGTGGTGAAAGTGACCTGAAAAAACTGTGTCAAACTTACCAAATAGATTCGTTTCAAACCCATGATCATTTACAGCGCCCTTATACATTTCGAACCCTTGAATTTCCAAGTGCCCAAAAAGGATCTGTGCTGGTGTGTTCTTCAAGAAATCCATCGACTGTTCATAGTTGCCGCTACATACCCAAGGTAGGACAGCGATCTTTGTTCCGTCAATTTCGATATCAGTAGGATCTGAATAATAATTAATATTGTAGTTCGAGTGAGAGAACAGCTCATTCATCGAGTTAACTTCATTTGTGTTCTTGAAAGCAGTATCATGGTTACCAATGATAACATCTAAAGCAATGCTTTGGGTGTCACAATATTCTACAAACTTGCGAAGGTGTCTTGCAGTAACAAAGTTAATATACTTACGGCGATCAACAATATCTCCTAAGTGGAAAATACGCTTGATACTATTTGCTTCAAGATACGGAAAGAAAATATCATTATAGAAGCGATTAAAGTATGCGGCAAATGCCACCGAGTCGCCACGAGCGCCCCAGTGGGTGTCGGTGATAAGTGCAATTTTCATTAACGCTTTGCCTTAGCTTTCTGGTTATGCTGAGCAATAACCTTATCGCAGTGGTTACGAATGTTCTCGAGCGCTACAATATGATTGAAACGAATATGCTCAGGAATCTTTGGATCTAAAGCACTTTCGGTCATCTGTTGGATTAACACTGGAATATTTTCTTTACTCATCATCGGTATTTTCCTCGATAAACTTATCAATCCCAACGATTTTAATTTTCGCTGTTTTCTTTGTCTTTCCTGGATTGATATTATTCTTCTTCTCAAAATCTGCAATCTTGCCATCATCAATAGTGACATATGATGCATTGAAATGACCTTCCGTGAATGGTTGGTCGACTAGTAGATTCATAACAGAACTATTTTCAATTGACTTCTGCTTAATATAAGCATGCTTCTTTTCTTTTTGAATACGCTGCAGAAAAGCGTAGTAGATAATCTGAGTGAAGTATGCAAATGGGTTAGTTGACTTATCAGGATCAAAGTTATGTAGATACCTGCAGCACGTTTCGATGCCATCGCTAATCATTTCATCCTTATAAGTATAGGATGCAAAGTTAGGCTTCGTAGCAAGTCGGGTTGCAATCTTATAAATGCAGACACCAATATACTCGGGAATCTTTGGACGTTGATCTTCATCTGTTTTTGCCTCACGGCAATCATTGATGAACTTAGTCATCTCACTATATAATAGTTTATTATCAACGTAATGTGCTGGTTTCTTTTTCATTGTATTGTATTATTTCCTGTAGACATCATGGCACCTAATAGCTCCATGAGGTAACTTTCTTTGTCTCTATCATGACCTTTAATCGACAATTCAATGCTTTTATCGAGTTGATCATTAACACTTATATCATACTTTGAGATACAATGCAAGTAGAATTTGATATAAGCTTTCCGAGGAGTTGTAGTAGAAACAATACTTGACCTACGGAAACTAACGTATTCTTCATCATCAGCAAAGAAGTGATATCTTGAAATAGAACTATCACCAACTAACATAGGACGATACATTAACATTTCTGCTGCATCATCACTAGAGACAACTTCGCCAATGACTTCTTCACCATTAACTAACTTTACTAACAAATATGTTTCATCAGTCATCTTTAAGTCCTACTACATAAATCTTATAATCGAAACCTTCCTTATCGTAGATAGCAAGGCGCTCAGCAAAATGCTGAAGGGTGAAGTTCTTTCCAAAGTCATCAATGATATCATATAGAATAGCACCAGATTCTTCTTTTTCTTCATGCAAGCGTAGCATACGACCAATTGACTGCAACACCTTGATCTTAGACTTCGAAGGGGCAGCAGCAATCATATGTTTAAGACGATTGATTGACACACCAGTAGAAGTGGTTCCTAGTGAAGCAATCAAAGTGGCATTGCCTTCTTCTTCGACTGCTTTTCTAATCTCTTCTCGCTGCTGTGCTTTTACGGCGCCATCAATATAATAGACGTTTTCAACCTCATCCTTCAATAGATCATACAACACTTTGCCATGTTTGTCAACCAATTTAAAGAAAAGAAGTTTATTTCCATGCAAAGATAATGTGAGATTTTTGATGAATTTGTTTCTACCTGAGTGTCCTACAATGTAATCTATTTCATCCTGATACGTTTTACCCGCTGCTTTTAGTTCTTTCTTTGACTTAGCAGTATGTTTTAGAATAATGCACTTGATGGTTAACTGTGAAACCTTGCCTTCTTTCATCAGTTGTTCAGTAGTGGTTACCTTATACTGAGGACCAAACAATCCTTCGATGGTTGCCACGTTTAACGGATTATCATCTAGCGTTCCTGTTGTGCCGAAGCGATAAGGACAATTAATCATTGAACTAGCAATCTTTACCAACTGCGTTGCTTTAGCAGTGTGTGCTTCGTCAACAATGATTGCTTTAAATTGTGCATACCATGTCTTGGGGACGCTGTATTTGCCATTGTCAATTGCCTGCCAGCAAGCGATAGTGATATCATGTTCAATGTCACCTTTATTCAAACCATCGGTTGACAGATGACATTCATCCTGATACCCATAGGACTTGAAGTCGTTTGCCAACTGAATGACTAGCGAGGTTGTAGGAACAACAATCAGTTCCTTAATACCCCTCGCTAAATACCACATACATATAATGTAGATGATCAATGACTTACCTGATGAGGTCGGCGATACCAAGGTTCTACGGCGTGATCGAAGGCATTTTACAACCGCTTGAACCTGATAGTCATATGGTGTTCTATCAGCAGGTAGGTTTAGTGTTTCAATAAACTTTCTAACTTCATGCTCTGAAACATCATCATAGGCAATCTCATTGTCAAATGAAAATTCATATCCTCGATTATCACAAAATCTCTTGACACGCTGGGCTAAACCTGCGTATAATAAACCTGTTAGACCATTGACAAGACGAATCTTACCATCCCAAACTCTTGCTTTATACTTAGGATTAAACTTATAGTTCTCTGCAAAGAAGGTCAGTTGCTCCGATAGCTCCATCACCGTTCCCGGATCTGAAACCACTTTAACGTAAGCATCATTAACATACTGCAGATGAACTTTATCCATTAAATGCCAATCTTAAACTTTTCCCAATCAACTGCAGTTTTAAGTAAGTAACCTCTATTCGTCAATGTGCGAATGATGCTATCTAACAGTTCGATCTTTTCTTGTTGAATACCAATTTTAAGAGTAAGATCAATAATATCATAATCTGCATCTACATATGTGTAGGCATCTGATTTAAGGACTTTACCGATGGCTGGTAATTTCCATCCAAGGTCGTGTGTTTCTTGTGTGGGACCTTGTGTGTAGAATTCATATTTATCTAGTCGTAAACGTTTAAGATCTGTTTCATACTTACGAAGTCGCAAACGCTCCTCAGTGAAGATTGCATAGTACTTAGCATGTAGTTTAGGAATTTTAAGTGCTTCATCACCTAGTTCAGTGCGGTTGATGTTAGCATCTACGTTCCATAGTGTAAAGATATCATCAAGCTTCATAATTTTCACCTATAGTTATTGTTTACTTCATATATGATTATATAGTAAAAGCAAAGCAATGTCAACTATAATTTTGTAATTTCGTAAACTCTATATCGGAAAGTAGCAGTAGCCGTGACATAATCAACGTCTGTAGCAGTCGAACCTAAATCTAATTGTGAGATAGAAGTCGGGAAAGCATCCTTGAATTGAAACTCAACGTTTGGATTCATAGCGCTATTTAGAATAGTGACATTGATATCTGATGATACTGTTTCTTCTGAACCTTTAGCAGCTTTACCTAGACGTTTATATTGATCAAAGTCATCAGGGAAACCTAGGCTAAGAATCCAGTTGTATACTTCCAGCCAGTTCTTAAGATCTTCATCTACTTTGAATGTGACTGATAATTCAGCATAGTCAATATGATCACCAGGACGAGGAATCTTTACGAAAGGTGTGGGTTGATATGTTTCGCTCATCGAGATACCAGGAATACTAATATTCTGTAGAAAGAATACAGTTGTTGGCGCTCGAGCAAGAGTCAACTTGAACCCAAGTGGTGATAAGAAGTTCAAATTGGTTGGTTGTGTTGTTAAGCTCATGTTATCTCCTTACACACTATTTATATGACAAAAAAGGAGGGGAACCTTTCGATCCCCCTCCCAAGTTTGTAACAACTTTTATGTTTTTTATTACATGAGGTTGTTGATGATAACCCGACGATAGTAGAGGTTAGCG